CCTGTTAAGGAAAAACATACCTCACTTAAATTAAGTCCTACATATTCCTATGCAAGAATTTATAAAAAAGGTGATGTATTAGCTCGACATAAAGATAGATATTCTTGTGAAATATCTACTACTTTAAATTTAGGTGGAGATGATTGGCCTATATATTTAGACCCAACAGGTAAAGAAGGTCAAGCAGGTATTAAAGTAGATTTAAAACCAGGTGATATGCTTATTTATTCAGGATGTGAACTTGAACACTGGAGAGAAGAATTTACTGGTAAAGACTGTGGACAAGTATTTTTACATTATAATAAAAAAGGTTCTAAAGCAGCTAAAGAAAATGAATTTGATAAACGTCCATTTCTAGGACTTCCTGCGTGGTATAAAGGCTTTACTTTGCCTAAAAAGTAATATAAAATATAATCTTGGGGCATGAGATATATATCCACACCACCCCTCATGCTCCTCAAATTTTAGTATAAATTTAATAATTTTGTTATATACTTATTATTATGCCATTAACAAAGTTAAATTTTCAACCCGGATTAGATACCGAAAATACAGAAACTGGTGCTGAAGGTAGATGGATTGACGGAGATAAAATCAGATTTCGTAAAGGACTTCCTCAAAAATTAGGTGGCTGGAATAAATTTAGTACAGCTTATTATGTAGGAGTAGGAAGAGCTTTAGAGCAATGGTTTTCTTTAACAGGAGCTAGATATGAAGCTTTAGGAACAGATAGAAAAGTCTATACTTATGCTTCAGGAGATAGTCAAGATATTACTCCTATTAGAGCTACAGCCAATTTAGTTAATGCTTTTACAACCACTAACACGAGTGCTAATGTCACTATTTCAGATACAGGTCATGGAGCTACAACTGGAGATTTTGTAACTTTAAGTAGTACAAGTTCATCTATTGGAGGAATTCCCGCAGCTACTTTAGATGCTGAATATGAAATATTATCAATTACTAATGTAGATGCTTATGTAATTTCAAGTAATGCTACTGCTACTTCAACAATTGGTCCTACTGGTAATTGTACAGCAACTTATCAATTAAATATAGGACCAAGTGAACAAACATTTGGTTATGGTTGGAGTTCAGGAGCTTGGAGTGCAAGTACATGGGGAACACCTAGAACAACATCTAATGTAACTATTGATGCAAGATTATGGTCTATCAATAATTGGGGAGAAGATTTAATTATTACTCAAAAAGATGGTGGAACTTATGAATGGGATTTATCAGGAGGAATGACTGGTAATAGAGCTACAGTAATTGCTAATGCTCCTACTACTTCTACTTTATCAATGGTATCAACAGAAACTAGACATGTCGTATGTATGGGTACAGAAACTTCTATTGGTAATACTTCAACTCAAGATAAAATGTTTATTCGTTGGTCTGATCAAGAAGAATATAATCAATGGACTCCTAATGTAACTAATTCAGCAGGTTCACAAAGAATAGCAGGAGGAAGTGAAATTAGATGTGCACGTCCTGCTAAAGGAACTATTCTAGTATGGACTGATACTACAATGCAATCAATGTCATTTATTGGTCCTCCTTTTATATTTGGTTTTAGACAATTAGGTAATGATTGTGGAGCTGTAGGTCTTAATTCTGCAATAGTAATAGATGATATAGCTTATTGGATGTCTGATGGACAATTCTTTAGATATGCTGGTGCTGTTCAAGAAATACCTTGTCCAGTATTAAATCATGTATTTAATAATATTAATAAAGTACAATATGCTCAGGTTTATGCTGCACAAAACTCTAATTTCTCTGAAGTAATATGGTATTATCCTTCTAGTTCCTCTGATCAAAATGACAGATATGTTATTTATAATTATTTAGAAAACTCTTGGTGTTTTGGTACTATGAATAGAAGTACATATCAAGATAATGGAGTTGAACTAAATCCTTTAGCTAGTGAATATACAAGTAATTCTACAGCTAATACTATTTCTCAAATTAATGGTTTAACAGCAGGTAGAAGTTTAATTTATAGAATGGAAGATGGTGTAGATGCTGATGGATCAGCTTTAACTTCTTATATTCAATCTGGTGATGGGGATTTAGCTGATGGAGAACAATTTATGTTTATAAACAAAATAATACCTGATTTTCAAAATCAAACAGGAAATGCTTTAATTACTTTAACTACAAGAGATTATCCTTATGGTAATACTACTACTGGAGAAACTGTGACAGTAAGTAACACAACAGGGTTTATTAATACTAGGATCCGTGGTAGACAATCTAATATAAAAATAGAAAATACAGCGATAGGAGACAATTGGAGATTTGGAACTTTAAGAGTTAATTTAAGAGCTGATGGAAAAAGATAAATATAAAATACGAAAAGCACAGATTTCTGATGCTGTTCGAATAAGAGAATTATTAAAAACATGGTTAATAGAGGCTCCTTTTAACTTTGGAAATACTAATAATAAAAAAGCATTAGAAAATATAGTATTTTACATTAAGAATAGTTTTGTTATAGTAGTAGAATATGAAAATATTATTGTAGGAACATTAGCTGCTACAGTAGATGAAACGTGGTATAGTGATAAAAAGTTTATGAGAACTTTATGGTTACATGTAAGTCCACAACATCGAAGATTTAGCATTTTTCGTTCTTTAATGATAGTATTTAAGGAATATGCATTAGCTAATAAAGTTACGGCTATATGTGAAATATTCCAAGGTAAAGACGTTGAAAGAAAAAACAATGCCTTTATTAAATTAGGTTTTAAAGTTATAGGAGGAACTTTTATCGTCAATGGGTAGTATATTCAAACCAAGCACAACAGTAGTACAGGCACCATCGCAGTCATCGACTAGCTATGATATACCTGAATACTTTAAAGAAATTCAAGAACGAACTTTAAGAACAGCAGAGAATGTTTTTAGTCAACCTTATACAGCGTATCAAGGTCAACGTATAGCTGCACTTGATCCTCAAGAAATTGCTGCTGAAAATGTATATTCTCAACAAGTAATTCCTCAAGCTGGCCAATTAGCTGGTATAGGTCAACAAATAGCAAATGCGGGTGCGCAAACTTATGATACAGCAACAGCTGCAACTTATGCTAATCCATATGAAGCTCAAGTTATTTCAGGAGCATTAACAGATTTAGGTGATGCTTATGGTAGAAGTAGAACAGCTATGGATGCTTCTGCTGTAGGAGCAGGTGCTTTTGGTGGATCAAGACAAGGTATAGAAAATGTTTTAGGACAAGAAAGATATTTAGATCAAGTTGCAGATACAACAGCAAGATTAAGACAAGCAGGTTTTGAATCAGGTGCAAGTAGATTTGCACAAGATAGAGCTGCACAAATGGGAGGACTAGGTCAACAACTAGGTGCTGCAACTACTCAAATAGGAGCTTTACAATCAGGTGCACAAGGTCTTCAAGCTTTTGGTGCACAAGCACGTGGAATAGAACAAGCTAAATTAGCAGAAGGATATCGTGACTTCATAGAAGCAAGAGAATATCCTGCTGGACAAATAAGACAAATGGTTGGAGCTTTATCAGGTGCTCCTATAAGAAGTTATGGAGAAGAAAGATCAGGATCAGTAGGTACACCAGTAGGTGGTCCGAGTATCTTTGGTCAAGTGGCCGGTGCAGCATTAGCTGGATCACAATTTATGTCTGATATTAGAATGAAAGAAGATATTAAATTAGTAGGAAAATCTCCGATGGGAATTAATATTTATACTTTTAAATATAAAGGTGATGATAAAATATATCAAGGTGTAATGGCTCATCAAGTACCTCAAGCTTCAAGTGTAAATACTGATGGATATTTAATGGTAGATTACTCTAAATTAGATGTAGACTTTAAGGAGGTTTAATGGCTGAAGTTTATGAATTTGATGAATTAGATCACGAAAAAAATAAAGAAAGATTAATAGAGCTTGGTATTTTAGATAAAGACGGAAATAGAGTTTATAAAAATTATAAAAATTTAGAAAAATATGAGGACATTGAATCTTCAGATAAAAATGTAAAAAGCACTAAAGACATATCTAGTCATCCTGATTATTGGGAAAAGCAACCGAAAGATCATGGATATATATACAATGAAGAAGGAGAGCCGGAGTGGGGTAGCTTAAATGAAGAAGGTAAATTTATTTTTGATGAAAAGGTAGAAGATGATAAAGATGAAATAGTAGTAGATGATAAAATAGAAATTAATGGCGGAGCTGCTTTAAGTGATAAAATTATTTTACCAAAGAAAAAACCTGATCAAGAAAAAACTGGTTTAGCCAAATTTACAGAAGCTGTCGGATCAGCTTTTGAAAATATTGCTACAAAGTTACCTAATAAAATTGAAGAAGTATGGTCTGATAAAAATAAAAGAAGAAATATATTAAGAGGTTTAGAAATTATAAATGCTTCTTCTGGTATTACACCACTTTCTCAAGCTAAATCACCTTTAGGTAAAATTTCTGAAGGACTACTTAAAGCTGAAGGAAAATTTATTGCTGAAGATATAGCGAAATATAAAGCTATGAATCCAATAAGAAGATATGAATCCATTGGTGAAAAAGCTATTTATGAAGATTTCAAAGGTTGGAAAGAAAGAATAAGAGATAGTAAAAAAGCATTTGCAGTTGCTGATAAATATAATTTAGCTAAAAATATTGCTTTAGATGAAAAAGAACTTCCAACTGGTATTCTTAATAAAACATTTGCAAACTTAAAAGCATTTTTATCAGAAGTTCCAGGTGGACAAGAAATATATGATCAATTAGCTGCAACATTTGCAGATGAAGATTATATTAAAAAACATGGAAATAAAATGGGATTAGATGAACAAGTTATATTTAATGATTTATTTCAAGCTGCAACTTATGCACAAGTTGTTAAAGAAGTTAAAGAATTATATCCAGTATCTAATAAGGATATTGAAACTTTATTAAAAGCGAAAGGTGATATAGGTTCTAAACCTGAAGCTTTAAGAAGATTAATAGCTGCACAAATGGCAGCCAGGGAAATAAGTTTAGGAAGTGAAAAGTTTGCATATGAATTCTTTAGATTAGAGGATCCTCAATTTGAAAGTAAATCTATTACTGCAGCAGAAGAAATGATCGCTAATAAATTAAGAAAAGAAAATATAGTAACTGATGAAACTTTAAAAACATTATTTGGAAGTACAAAAGATGTAACTAATGCTGGTTATATTTCAGCTTATTATTATCAAACAATGAAAGTTAAAGAAAAAGACTTAATAGATGATCCTTATACAATTTTTGTAACTGCTGAAAAGAAAAAAGAGGAAATTAAAAAAAAGAAAATTAAAAAATACCAAGAATAAAGTAAAATGATATGGTTGAAAACGAAAAAATTATTAAAGAAAATATTAAATTTCCCGATAATATCGTATCGGAAACTGACGAAGTAAAAATAGAAGAACCTGATAAAGAAATTATAAAAGAAGAAATAAAAATAGAAGAACCTGAAAATATAAAAGTTGCTGAAGTTAAATTTACTGAAGAGCAGCAAAAAGATATTAATGAACTACTTGAAGCAGATGTATCTCTTGAAGATGCTAAAAAAATAGTAACAGGAACATATGAAGAAGGAGATACTAAAACAATTAATTATGAAGGTAAATCAGAATACGAAGGTGATAAAGAATTTTTAGCTAAAGACGGAATAGATTTAGATTTAATTATAAAAACTAAACCTGAAGCTCTTAAAAAATCAGAAGCAGTGATTGTTGATGAGATCGGAATGGAAGTTGGAGATAAGCATATCTCAGCTAAAATGTTATATGAAGTTAATGGATATAAAGCTGATAAAGATAGTGAAATAAAAGGTAGTATTAGATTTGATTTAGGATTTGGACTAGATGGAGCGCAGTTTAAAGAAAATAATATTAAAAATTTACTTATTAAAAGAATAAGCGATAGTGGAGAATATGATAAAGAAACTCTTAAAAACTATTTAGATAAAATAGAAGTTAAAACTGTTTCATTAAATTTTAAAGGTCAAGAAAAAAAAGGATTAGTTTATAGAATACCTAAAGAACTAGGTGGAACTAATATGTTTGCAGCAGTTGATTCTCCTAAAATAGGTATGGCAGACCTTTCTGATGCTGTAGCTGATAGTGGTCCTATCGTTGCTTCGATAATAGGGGGTACTTTTGGAAGTACCTTAGGTCCAGTCGGTACAGTTGCAGGTTCTGCTGTGAGTGCTGGTTTATCTGAATTTACAAGACTAATGTATGGTTACCACAAGTTAGGTTTACAAAACGATTTATATACTCCCGAAAAATTTTTGGATGTTGCTGTTAATGCATCTATAAAATACGCTGCGATTGATGCTGCTGCAACTGGAGTATTTTTAGCAGGCGCTAAATTAATTCTTCCTACTATTTTAGGTAAATCTCAATTAAGCACGAGCACTATTAAAGAATTTATAGAAACTCAAGGTAAAACTAATACAGGATTATTTAAAGAAGTAAATAAAGTTAAAGCAATGATAAAAAAAGAATTTAACTTTACCGATGCAGAAGTAGATAATTATTTTTCAGTAGCAGTTGGAAAAGCTATGTTAAACTCTGATCAATTAATTAAAAAAAGTAGTGCTGCGCAACGAGCTTTATTATCTGATGAAGTAAAAAGATTAGAAAATATGGCTGAATATAAAGCTCTTGAAAATAAAATTATTTTAGCAACTACTAAAGTGTCAGAAGTAGGAAATAAAGCTGCAGATGATATTATTAAAAATATACAAAATCAAGTAGTAGGTCAAGCTGAATTGGCTTTACTTACTAATACAAAACAAGTTGCGGCATTAAAATCAAAATTTATTGATGATTTAACAGTAAATTATTTAGATGAATTTGGAGTTACAATGAATACTGTTTATAAAAATATTCAAGCTCGTCTAGATATTTTAAATGATTCTATTGACAAAACTCTTTTAAAAAATAATGATTTATTTGCATTTAATTTAAGTAAAATTATTAGAAAAATGAGTACAGAATCAAAAAGTTTGCAATTTTCAAAAGGTCTATTTCCTTCAAAATTATTAAAAATTCCTAAAAATGCAAATAAAGTTCTAAAAACAAAAATTATAAATCATAATCTAATATATCAGCTTGGAAAAGAATTAGAGGAAAGTGGTATTAAAGTAACTGGTAAAAAAATGGACGTAATGTCCAAAGGTTTTAAAGAATTATCAAAGAAAGATGTAAAAATAAAAGATATGGTTCTTATAAATAAAACTGTTAAAGAACTTATTGAAAGAAATGCTGACAAACCATTATATAAAGGTCAACTTATACAATTAAAAAAAGCTATTGATGCTAATATATATGAAGCAATAAGTACCGGAACAAATAAAAAACTTGCTGCTGAATGGGTAGAACGTAAGAACTTATTAGAATTTAAGAAAACTTCATTTTGGGATAACTTTACTAATGAATTTGGTCACAGTGGTACTGAAATAGGAATAGCTAATTTAAGACAGAGTTCTGATATGTTATTTAATAGCATTATTAATACTACAAGCAAATCTATTGCTAATGCTATGAAATTAGGCGATTTAATTAAAAGAGGAATTGTTCCTAATTCAACAAAATTAAATATTGAAAGTACATTATATACAAATTATTTCAATAAAGTAATTCCAGATCAAGCTACAGGAAAAGCTCTAATGTCTCATGCTGAATTTTTTAGCAAATTTGGTAAAAACTATGAAGCTATATTAGGAAAGGAAAAATATAAAGCACTCTATAATACTAAACAAGTATTTAAGGCTTTAGATAATGTAACAGCTGAAGTTGCTAATATTAATGCAGTTGTTCATAAATTTTTAGGGATACCTAATTGGAGTTCTTTAAGTAACGCAGGTCCTGGTGAAATAGTCGAGGCTATTCTTTCTAAAGAATTTACTAAAACACAAAATCTTACAAAATTAATACAAGCATTACCGGAGTCAACAGTAAAACAAATTCGTGAAATTTATTTAACTAGAATGATGAAAGAAGTAACAGACGGAACTTTTACTCCTGGTTGGGTTGCTAAAGGTTTAGGCGGTCAATCAACAACAACTATTAATGGTTTTAAGATGAATGCTTTTTTAAATAGTAATAGATCAGCTCTTATACAATTATATGATCCTTCTTTTTTTACCACAATGAGAGCAATGGCAGATGTTTTAGAAATGTTACAAGTTCCTAAAAATCTTGCTAAAGCTGCTAATATGAGTGTTAAAGATGCTACAGAAAATGCAGCTTTATTTATTGATATGATTTACGGACCACTAAATCATAAAAGATTAATTCTTAATAGATTTGCAAGATTATTAGATAAAACTAAAATGAATACTGATAATATATTTTTATTTACAGACTATGCAATGTTTACAGAAGCTGCAAAGAAAAACTTTTTAGCTGGTAATTATCCAGCTTTTATTGACAAACTTCCTACAAAAAAAAGAGGAGTTTTTATAGATAAAGTAGTAAATCTACTTAATAGAGTACCAACTTTAGGTTTGTATGATTTAGGTCAAGGAGCAGGTTTAAGAAAAACTTTTAATTTAATTCCTAAAAAAGGAAATTGGACAGCACCTTTAAAAAATCCTATGGTTCAAAAAGAATATTTAGAAGATAAATATTCAGAAATGAAAGGTGATGATAGAATGCAAGGTAATGCTGACATGTTTTTTCCTGTAGATGTTACAGCAAAGTATGCTGTTAAATCTCTTATGGCGGTCTTTAACGGATTAAGGAAAAGTAAGGAATGGGTTGGAGAAAGAATTAGTGAAGCTAGTGAAGAAGAAAAAAGAGATATTAAAGAAGAAAAATTTAAAGAAGAACTTACTCAATAATGCTGGCTAAAAATAAAGGATGTCTTTGTGAAAATCTAGCAACAGTGTGGTTACAAGAACAAGGTTATTATGTTTTTAAAGGAAGTCAAACACAATCACCTATTGATTTAATTGCCGTGGATCCAAAAACATTAGAACATAAATTTTTTGATGTAAAAATGTTAGGTAAAAGAAAAGATGGAAGTATTATAGCTCGTCAACCTAGAATTAAAGACAAACGTATACATATTTTATCGGTAGACTTAATTAATAAAAAATGTAGAATAGTCCCAAAAAGGAAAGCAACATGGAGTTAAGAAAAAAAACAGAAATGATCGTAGTACATTGTGCTGCAACTAAACCATCTATGGATATTGGTTATAAAGAAATTCGTAAATGGCACGTAGAAGATAATGGTTGGGATGATGTAGGTTATCATTACATTATAAAACGTGATGGTATTGTAGAAGTAGCTAGATCAGAAGCTTTTCAAGGAGCACATGCTCCTGCTGTTAATTCTAAAAGTATAGCTATTTGTCTAGTAGGTGGTATGGCAGAAGATGGTGGTGCTGAAAATAATTTTACTTTAGAACAATTTTTATCATTAAAAGATTTAATTAAAAAAATTAAAATAACTAATCCTAATATTATAGAAATAGTAGGACATTGTGATGTTCAAGATAATAAACCAAATTGTCCTGGATTTAATTTAAAAGAATGGTTAATTAAGGAGGATATAAATGTGGCTTAATATTGCAGCTAAACTTGTACCGGGAATCATTAAAACTGGAATGAGTATAGCTTCTAATAGAAGAAGAACTAAAGAATTAGAATCAGTTGCAGAAATGAAGCATGCTGAACGTATGGCTTCTGGTGAATTAGAATATAAAAAAGCAGTAATAACTAATAATCAACAGGGATGGAAAGACGAGTTCGTGTTGATCCTGGTGTCAGCCCCAGTGATGTTATTAATTTGGTCTATTTTTTCTGATGATCCAGAAATTATGGCTAAAGTAGAAAAGTTTTTTGAACAATTTAATAATATGCCATTTTGGTATCAAGCTTTATTTATTGGTGTAGTATCAGCAATCTATGGATTAAAAGGTGCTGATATAATAAAGAAAAAATGATAAAAAAATTATTTGAAAAACTTATAGATAAGATTTTTGGAAGACGTTGTAAATGTGGAAATAAATCACAAAGTTGTTCTAGTAAATAATTAATTATTATAAAATTTTTATTAATAACAACAGCAACCTATGAAAAATATATACTTATTTGAATTAAGTGATGTATTTGCTAATCAAGTTTATTTACCTTATTCTAGTGGAGTAGTATGGTCTTATGTAAAAAATAATCCTTATATTAAAGATCACTATAAATTAAAAGATTGGTTTTATGCTCGTGATGAAGCTAAAAATATTATTAATAAAATAGAAAATCCTCATATATTATTATTTAGTTGTTTTATGTGGAATTGGAATTTAAATTGTGAAATAGCTAAAACTATAAAACAAAATTATCCTTTTTGTAAAATAATGTTTGGAGGACAACATCAACCACTTGCTGATAGAGCTAAAGGTTTTTTTAATGAACATCCTTATGTAGATGTTTTAATACATAGTGAAGGTGAAGAAACAGTAAAAGAATTATTATATGAAAAACCTTATGAAGAAATAAAAGGTATAACTTATAATGATTCTAATAAAGAAATAAGAAATCCTCCACGTGTAAGATTGGAAGGTATACATGATAATCCTAGTCCTTTTCTTGATGGTAGTTTTGATTGGATAATAGAAAAAAATAAAAAAGATAAAAATTATAATTTTCACGCAACTGTAGAGTCAGCTAGAGGTTGTCCATTTAGTTGTGCTTTTTGTGAAATTGGAGATAAATATTATCAAAAATTAAAAACAAGTTACGATAAAACTAAAAAAGAAATTGACTGGATTGCTAAAAATAAAATAGAATATGTAACAGATGCTAATTCAAATTTTGGTATTTTATTTGATCAAGATATGGATTTAGCAAAATATGTAATTAAAGTAAAAGAAGAAACCAATTTTCCTCAAGCATTTAGAGTTACATGGGCAAAAGGTCAAGCGGATAAAGTTTTACAAATAGCAAAACTTTTTGAAAAACATGATATACAAAAAGGTATGACTATTGCTTTACAATCTTTTAATCCCGATGTTTTAAAAGCAGTAAAAAGAAAAAACGTACATAGTGGTAAATTAAAAGAATTTATAGATATGTATGAAAAAGAAGGAATAGGAAGTTATGTAGAATTAATTTGGGGATTACCAGAAGAAACTATTGATTCTTTTATTGATGGCGTAACTTATATAATGGAAGAAGGTTATCATACTTATCTAGATGTACATTTAATGATGTTATTACCTAATGCACCTATTAATGAACCTGGATATAAAGATCAATTTGGAATTAAATCAGTAAATGCTCAACCTAGATTTTCACATAGATCCAATCCAGAAAAATTAGTAGATGATTTAGTTTCTTTTGTTACAGCAACAAGAAAATGTAATCATCAAGATTGGATCAAAGGTCATCAATTTAGATGGCTAGTTATCTTTGGTCATTATTTAGGTCCATTACAATTTATATCTAGAGCAATGAAAAAAATATATAATATATCTTATAAAGATTTTTATACGGATCTTTTATCTTTTTGCGAAAAAAATCCAGGCACATATATAGGAAAAGAATATTTAACTATTAGAAAAAATTTAACTAAAATATTAAAGAATAAAAGACATTGGGGAGATGTTATCCCTGGTGTAGGAAATATTAATTGGGAAGTAGATGAAGCAACATGTATTCGATTAGTTAAAAATAAAGAAATATTTTATAAAGAGATGTCAACTTATTTAATAAATAAATATAATACAGATGAACACGTATTAAGAGATATAATTAATTATCAAAAAGCTCGTTTACATCATCCTTTTAAACAATATCCAATATATAAATATTTTAATTTTAATATACATGATGTTATAGAAAATAATAAATCATTTCAAGAAGAAAAAAATATAAAAACTTTTGTAGGTAAAAATTATGATAATCTTTATGAATGGGCTAAAAATACTTTATGGTTTGGTAGAAGAATAGCAAGATATAAGACTAAAGTTATTTAAATAATTCTTTCCAATTATCACCAGTTATTTGATCAGCGAGTTTCTTTTTAGTATTTAAAGTTTTCATTATCTTTTCATCTAAAGTATTAGGACATACAAAATCTATATATAATACTTTATCTTTTTGTCCAATTCTATGTGCTCTATCTTCAGATTGAAGTCTTACTTCCATATCATAAGTATTATTAAAATAGATTACAGTTTTAGCATTAGTTAATGTAAGTCCATATCCTCCAGTTCTAGGTTGACCTACAAAAAATCTTAATTCTCCACTTTGAAATTTTTCTACAATATCTTGTCTATCTTCAGCTTTAGTATCACCAAAGAAAGCTGCAACTTTACTTGCTCCAAATTTTTTAGCTAATGTATCTCTAATTAATTTAATACTATTTCTATAAGTTGCCCATATAATTATGTTACCTTGAGTTTCTTCTATTACACTTAATAGTTCCTGAATCCTTGGATTTTCACCTTCTATATTTTCTTCAGTTTTATTATCATATTTAATAAAACCACATAATATCTGCTGTAATCTCAATATTCGTGTGATAATAAGAGGCGCAGTCACTAATTTCTCACGTTCTAGTTCTAGTATAGCACGTTTTTTAAGAATGACGTACATGCGCTTTTGAGCTGGTGTCATGTCGATATGTCTTATTTGGCGTAGTTTAGGAGGTAAATCTAAACATTCTTCTTTAGTTACTCTAAAAGAATGTTCATCTAATATTTTTTGAAGTTCATCTAGTCTTTGATAACCTACTACTTCATCAAAACTATGAGTAGATGTTCTTCTTCTTTGAATTACACAAAAAGTATTTCTATAAGCATAGAAACTAGATTGAAGTATAAACTCATCTAGAAAATGCATTTGAGACCATAAGTCTAATGGACCTTGCGTCACTGGAGTTCCGGTTAATATTCTTCTATAAGTTGCAAGTTTACCAAGTTTCATACAAGCTTTAGTTCTTCTTGCAGTTCTATTTTTTATATTAGTGCTTTCATCTATACAGAAAAAAGATTTAGAAATATTTAATAATCGTTGTAAATAATTTTTACCTTTATCTGTAGAAAGAGCTTCTATATTAATAATAAAAAATTTTAATTTATAAGAAGGTCCTAAAAATTTAGTTAATCTTTCAATATTAGTTTTAGTTTCTGTAGGATTCCAGATACATACATCTGTAAAACTAACCACATCTTCAGGCATATGTGCCTTAAATTCCGAAGCAAACCAATTACGATACACACCTTTAGGGGCAGCAATAATAGCAGTATCAATACTGCCTCTACGATAAAGATAGGCAATGTTATCAATAATAACTTTAGATTTTCCTGTACCTTGTTCCATAAATAAAGCATAATATTTTTTTTCTTTACTTTTATCAAATGCATCATATTGATGTTGATAAGGTTTACTTTTAAAATTATATTTTAAAAATTTCTTTTCATTTATAAATTTTACTTGCATATAAATCTTTCTGTTTTCTAATTATAATTTTACTTTATATAGTTTTTAATATATAAGTAAATAATAAAAATGAGAAAGGAGAAACTTTATGGCTAAAGTTTACATAGTACAAGAAAATCCAAATGTAAATGTTATTGGTGCTGGTCGTTTTGGAGATTTAATTCCATTACTACCACCAGGTCGACAAATTACTCTTTCATCAGCCCCAGTTGTAAAATTATTAAATGCTAAATTAAAAAATTTTAATGATAAAGATTTTTTACTTGCAATGGGTGATCCAGTTGCTATTGCAATTGCTTCAATGGTAGCCTCGGATATTAATAATGGAAAAGTAAATATGTTAAAATGGGATAGAGAAAATCAATGTTACTATAATGTTCCTATTGATCTTTATCAGAAAGGAGAAAATAATGAGTAAAGAAAAGTGGATTTTTGATTCAGTCGAAAAACACAAGAAGAAAGAAAGTTTACCAAAAGGTGGATTAGAAATAGTTACAGCTATTGGAAATAAACTTATAAAAAAGAAGAAAAATCTTATGAAAGAAGAAGAAAAACTTAAAGAGTTAAAAGCTGAAATTCGTGAGATTGAAGAAAAAGAATTACCTGATGCTATGGCATCATGTAATAATATGACTAGATTTGATTTAGCCGATGGCAGTCAAATTTCAGTTAAAGATGATTTATTTTGTTCTATACCAGAAGATAAAAGAGCAGGTGCTCTTAAATGGTTAGAAGAAAATGGACACAGCGAACTAATTAAACATGATGTTAAAGTTAGTTTTGCAAAAGGCGAGTATGATGAAGCTGATAAACTAATTAAGGTATTGAATAAAAATTTTAAAAATATACCTTATGACGAAAAATCTTCAGTTCATGCTGGCACATTAAAAGCTTTTGCTAAAGAAAGATATAGTCTTGGTGAAACATTACCAGAAGAATATTTTTCTGTCTACGAAGCCAGTATAGCAAAAGTTAAACTCGGAAAGGAGAAATAATATGGCGGATAAACAAGTAGAAATCAAATCAAAAAATGAAATCGCAACAGGCGATATTTCACCTGATTTGATTATTAAATCTGCTGGTCGTGGTTTAGAAAATGTCACTAATGATGATATTACTATTCCTAGATTAGCAATAATACAAGCCGGCTCACCTCAAAGAAAAAAGAAAGATGAAAAATATCTTGAAGGTGCGGAAGAAGGTAATATCTTTAATACAGTTACTAATCAATTATATAGTGATTCGATTACAGTTATACCTTGTGGATACAGAAAGTCCTATGTGGAATGGGTACCTAGAGAAAAAGGTGGAGGTCTTGTAGCAGTACATGATATGAAACCTGATGGAACTAAAACTGATCCAAAAACTAGAAAGTCAATGTTAGGCGAAAATCAAATTGTTGATACAGCTGAACATTTCGTTTTAGTTAAAAAAGATAAATCGTTTGAACCTGCGGTTTTAACGATGACATCTAGTAATCTTTCTGTTTCAAGAAAGTGGAATACACTTCTTAAAATGAAAAAGATGAATGTAAAAGGTCAGATGGTAGAACCACCTTCTTTTCTTTTTATGTTTAAATTATCAACTGTAAATGCTGAAAATGATTTAGGTAGTTGGTATAAATATAAAATAGAAGAAATAGGTACAGTATCAAGTCAAGATATATTTAAACAGGCAGAAAGTCTTTCAGATTCAATATCTGAAGGTAAAGTAAAAGCTTCAGACCCTGTTGATACTGATACATCTTCAGAAGAAAAAGATACTAAAACACCATTTTAGTTATGCTTTATGAAGATTTTTTCAAGGTCTTTCCAGGCCTAACCAGAGCTTATGGCCAATTTTTCATAACAGAAAGAAAAGGTCCTAAACTTGATGGCTATGGAAAGACCATAAGGGAAAATTATGTCGCTGAACTTTGGAAACAACACCTAGATGGTAAAACTGGTCTAGGTGTTATTCCAATTAATAAAGATAATAAATGTAAATGGGGTTGTCTAGATGTAGATGATTATTCTGTTGATATAGAAAAAATTAGTAAACAGTTTGTAAAAAAGAATTTAATAGTATGTAGATCAAAATCAGGAGGAGCACATATTTTTATTTTTACTAAAAATTTTGTATCTGCTTCTTCAATGATTAATAAATTAAAAGAAATTGTAAAAGCATTTGGCTTTGTTAAATATGATTTAAGACCACAGCAAACTAAATTAATTGATGATAATGATTGTGGTAGTTGGTTAAATATGCCATACTTTGGTGGAGAATCCACTGATAGATATGCTCTTTATGATGGACAAGTATTAACACCTGAACACTTTATTAAATGGATAGAAAAATTTTCATTAGATTCACTTGAATCTCTGGATCTAACTTTTATTAAAAAACTTAATAAATCCAACGAAATTTTACCAGGCGGTCCACCTTGCCTCCAAGATTTACTTTCTAAAGGAGCATTAGGAGAAGGTAGTAGAAATAATGGTCTTTTTAATATTGGAGTTTATTTAAGGAAAAGATTTCCAGAAGATTGGCAAGATAAATTAGAAGAATATAATGATGAATACATTGATCCTCCACTTAAACCTAGAGAATTTACAACAGTATTACAAAGTTTAGATAAAAAAACTTATAATTATAAATGTAAAGATTCACCAATTAATTCAGTTTGTAATAAAACTAAATGTATTACATGTGAATATGGTATTAATGATGATGGTACAATGCCTACTTTAAATAGTATTACTAAAATACTAACTAATCCACCACAATATTTTTTAACTTTAAGTGAAAAAAAAATTGGTCCATTATCAAGTAAACAAATTTATAATTTTTTAGATTTTAAACAAGTTGTATTTGAAAATTTAGATATGCTTCTTCCTAAAATAAATGATAAGTTATGGACTGAAACTGTAAATGATTTAATGTCTAGAGTTATTGCTGTTGAAGCACCTAAAGATAGTAGTAATGAAGGTAGATTATTTGATTTATTAGAAAGATTTTGTACTGGTTCCACTTCTTCTACAGAGTCAGAAGATTTATTAAGAGGTAAAGCTATAATACAAGATAATATAACAGAATTTAGAATAAATGATTTTATGGAATTTTTAGATAGACATAGATTTAAAGAATTTAAATTACATGAAATTACTGCATATTTAAAAAATTTAGGTGCTACTCATAGCGGAAAAAAGATAAAAGGAAAATTTACGAATACTTGGTCAATTCCAAGTTTTCAAGTACAAACTGAAGAATTTAAACAACCAAATATAAATAAGGAGGCATATGAATAAATATCAAGCTATTAATATTTTATTAGCTCATGCAAAAAAAGTTAATGATCCACATTATAAACCGGAATTGCAAGGTTTAACTGCAGCGGTTTTATTTATGGATACATATCTTGCAGAGAATAAAAAAGATAGTAAAGTAGAAATTAAAGGTCTTGAATTTAAATTAACAAAAGGAGTATAATGTATATATTTTTTGATACTGAAACTAATGGATTATGGAGAAGGGATTTACCTTCTAATCATAAAGATCAACCTAGACTTGTAAGTATGGCTTTTCAAGTATGTGATGATAAAGAAAAAATTATAGCTCAATATTCAAGTCGAATAGAGCCAAAGTCAAGAGATGTACCTGATTTTATTATTCCTAAAGAAGTTGAAGATATTCATGGAATATCTACTAAAGAAGCACAATATACTGGAATAGCTTTACAATATCCTTTAGCTATGATGACTTACTTTATAAGTAAGTGTCATACAATGGTTGCTCATAATTTAGCTTTTGATTTACAAATATTAGAACGAGAATTAACACTTTTAAATTTTATTTATAAACAGCCTCAAAAATTACATTGTACTATGATGATGGCTAAAGATCAATTAAAATTAAAAGCTGATTATAATGATTATAAATTTCCTAAATTAGAAGAATGTTTTAAACATTTTTTTCATAGAGGAGTTCATAATTATCACGATGCTTTATTAGATGTTCAATTATGTAGAGAATTATATTTTCATATGAAAAGAATAGGTATTAAAGAAGTTACTCATCAAGCTATTCCTAAAGAATTATTAAATAGAATAGAAGGAGATAAATATCAAAACTTAATTAATTTTTTAAATAATATTAATAAAAATAAATTAAATGATTGGGAAAATAGTTTTTGTCAATCAGTAATTGAAAAAACAAATAAAAATGGTGATAAACATATTTTATTATCAGATAAACAACGTGCTACTTTAAGAAAAATATATAATAAACATAATGGAAAGTAAGACAATTAAAATTTTTGGTAGTCCTGGTACAGGAAAAACTACAACTCTTTTAAAACTTTTAGAAGAAAAAATTGCAGAAGGATATAAACCTGAAAAAATTGGATTTTTTTCTTTTACTCGTAGAGCAATTAGAGAAGCAAGAAGTAGGGTTATTAAAAAATTTAATCTTTCAGAAGATGATTTAGAATATTTTAGGACTATCCATAGTTTATGTTATCGAACTTTAAATATAAATAGTGGTCAAGTTTTTAAAGGAGAACGTGTAAAAGAATTTAGTGAAATTGCTAGAATAGAAATGTCAGGTGTATCTGAAGAAGATACATCAGGATTAGCTGTAGGAAATAAAAGAGGTGATTTACTTTTATTCTGTGATGAAGTTTCAAGATCAAGTGAAAGAGATTTAAAAGAAGTATGGAAAGAATTAGAATGTGAACATACTTGGGAAGAACAAGAATACTTTTCTAAAGTATTAATTAATTTTAAGAAATCTAAAAATCTTTTAGATTTTACAGATATGTTAGATATTTTTATAAAAGAAGAAACTATTCCACAATTAGATATTATTTTTGTAGATGAAGCTCAAGATTTAACAACTAAACAATGGAAAGTAATAGAAAAATTAAATGAATATTGTAAATTTAGATATATAGCAGGTGATGATGATCAAGCTATCTATCGTTGGGCAGGAGCTGATGTTAAAAGATTTTTAAATATTAAAGGTAATATTGAAGTATTACCTATAAGTTATAGATTACCAAAAACTATTCATAAATTAGCTTGTGATATTTCTCATAAAATTTCTTTAAGACAAGTAAAAAATTGGACTTCAAGAAAGGATCAAGGATCAATAACTGATATTTATTCTATTGAAGATGTAGATATGTCCGAAGGAGAATGGCTTATATTAGCAAGATCAGGTTATCAATTATTTAAAGCTGAAGCATATTGTAAAAGAATGGGTTGGTTTTATGAAAAAGGTCATCACGAATTTAAAACTAATAAATTTGTTATTGCTATTAGATCATGGATTAAATTAAATAGAGGTGAAACTATTTCTTTTGATGAATTAAAAAAATTATATCAGTGTATTAAAAGTAAAACAGGAATTACTAGAGGTTTTAAAAAATTAGAAGGTATTGATCAAAATAAAGAATTTTCTCTTCAAGATTTACGAGAAAATGTAGGATTAATTGCTAAAGGAGAATGGCAAGAAGTTATTTTTGGTCTTGATCCCGAAGATATTTTAATGTTTGAATCTTTAATTAAATCGGGAGATATTTTTAAGAATAAAGCACGAATAAGATTATCAACTATTCATGGAATCAAAGGTGGAGAAAGTGATAATGTAGTAGTGATATCGGATATTTCTTATAAAACTTGGAGAAAATTTAATGTTGAACCTGATGATGAACATAGAGTTTTTTATGTAGCTGTAACACGAGCTAGAAAAAATTTGTTCTTGTTGCATCCGGAAACGAAGTATAGTTACGAATTACGATGAAAGCATTAGGAACTTATATATTTGCTGGTGGATTTACTTTAGGAGTAAGTAAACATTTTGATGTTGAAGCTCATTTCGAAATGAAACCAGGTTTATATAAAAAAACTTTTAAAGCTAATTTTCCAAATATTCCTGTATATGAAGGTGAAGAAGAATGGCCTCGAAAAAAATTTAAAAATAAGATTGATTTTGTTTATTGTAATCCCCCATGTGCTCCTTGGTCTAATTTAGGAGGAGCACAGAAAGGAGCAGGAGCATGGAGAGATGATCCTAGAATTGCATGTTGGAGAAATAGTTTTAATCTTTTAAAAGAATTAAATCCGACAGCTTTAGCTATTGAATCAGTTCCTCGAATTTACTCTAAAAATGGAGGATATCCCATGATTATGGAATTAACTAAAGAAGCAAATAAATTAGGTTATCAAGTTACTCATTTATTAATTGATGGTGGCTTTACTGGTTTAAATCATAGTCGTAAAAGATTTTTTTTTATAGCAACGAAATATGGATTGAATCCACATATTTTAAATTTTCAACCATTACCAACAGCGGGAGAAGTTTTAAGTGAATTCAAAAAAGAACACGGATCCGATATAGGACATTTAATGAAGTTGGGAAAAAATGAAAAACCTTATCTTAAACATTGTAAACAAGGAGAAAGTTTAAGAGTAACATGGGAAAGATATAATCCACCAGAAACTTGGGTACGAGGAGGAATGAGAGGTGGAGTAAAAGGAAGACCTCAATTTATGAAATGGAGATTAAAAGATAATGCACATATACCAGTTATAGCTGGAGGATTTTATATACATCCTAATGAAGATAGACTATTTGGTCATAAAGAATTAGCTTATATGGCAGGTTTTCCAGTAGATTATAAATGGGAAGGACCAAGTTCTAGTATAGGATCACAAATCGCACGTGGAGTAATGCCACCTGTCGCTGAATATGTAGCAAGAATAATAAAAAATAGTATTAAAGAAAAGAATAAAAAAGAAGAAGAATTACAAATTATAGATTTTAGAAAGGCACCAACCCAAGAAAGTTTATTATGAGAAGTTTTATAGAAAGTTTTATAGATGTGGGATCAGGATTTATTTTAGCTATATTAATACAGCTTTATATTTTTCCATTTTTTGGATTATATCCAACTATTATGGATAGTATTGGAATTGCTTTAATATTTACAGGAGTATCTATTACAAGATCATGGCTATGGAGAATGGCATTTAAAAAATATGAATAATAAAAGATGATAAAAATAATTGTAACATTTTTATTTATTTCAGGAATTCTTACTTTAGGAAGATTAATTCCTCATCCGCCAAATTTTACACCAATTTTAGCTACAGCAATTTATACTCCATATATCATTAATGATAAATGGATAGCAGTGTTGATTCCACTTTCTGCTATGTTTATTGCAGATATTATTATTGGCTTTCATCCGTATATGTTATGGGTGTATGGAGCAATAGGTTTATCAACTTTAATTAGTAATTGGTCAATGCGTTTTAATAAAAAATATATTCAATTAGGAGTAATGGCAATCTTATCTTCTATATTATTTTTTATAATAACAAATTTTGCAGTGTGGATTATATGGGATTATTATCCAACAACGATTGATGGTTTAATAATATGTTATATAAAAGCAATTCCCTTTTTTCAAAATACATTATTAGGAACTATAATATATACAGCTCTTATAACTATAACAATACAGAAAGGAAGGAAATATGCGAACAATTATTTTTAGTATAATTTTAATAATTGGATTAGTAGGATGTTCAAATCATACATTTAACCCAGATACTACAACATTAAAATATGGTAATACTGGTCAAGATGGTGATAGTGTAAATGGCGATTATAATTCAGAAAATTTCACTATTACACAAACATTTAAATGGTCACAAAATTAAATAATTATGAAAAATTCAGATATTTTTAATTTACACGAAGATTTATTAGGAGATATAAATAGATTTCATAATAAATTTGGTTTTGAAAAGAATGAAAAAGTAGGAATACCAGATAATCCAGAATTAGTTAATTTTAGAACTTCTTTTTTAATGGAAGAATTAGCTGAATATACTCAAGCTATAACTAAAAAAGATGATGCTGCAGCATTAGATGCTCTTATTGATATAGTTTATATAGCTTTAGGTACTGCTTGGTTATTTAATTTACCTTTTGAAAAAGCTTGGAAAGAAGTACAAACAGCTAATATGAAAAAAGTAAGAGCTAAAAGTAAATCAAAAAAACGAGGAACAGCATTTGATGTAATTAAACCTAAAGGTTGGCAAGCTCCTAATATAGATCAAATTGTTGAGGAAGAGAAAGAACAAAATGAAAATATTAATAACAGGCTTTAATGCATTAGCTGTAGGTACAGCAAGAAGTACATTAAATATATCTACATCAGCTAGAATATTACCTAGAGTTTTAAAAGATTTAGGACACGATGTTACTCAAAAAGCAATCGTTCCAGGAGAAGATGTTTCTCAATATGATAAAGTTTTTGTATTTGTATTTGGTCCTAATAGTCTATCAGCACGTTTTTGGTATGGTGCAGCATATACTTTAATAAAAAGACCTGATGCAATAGTATCAATAGATGATTGGCAAACTAAAGATTCAGTAAGTGGTTTTGGAACTTTTAGTAGAGGTCATTGGAGAATATGGAAAAAATTAAGTAAAGCAGGAAATCCAGTAGGAAAAGTTAATTGGGATGAGGCTCAAGTTTATAAAAAAGAAATAGAAGATTTTGTAGATACATTCGCTTTTGAAGAATGGCCTTATAAACTTTTAATTCCAGCTTATGATGGCGGTAATTATGAAACTTTAGGAATGAAAGCTAAAGAAATTATAAATTGGGATCCTTCAATTTATTGTGATTTACATTTAAATCATCCTGATTTAATAAATTTATTTTCAAGTCAGTCTCATGAAAGAAAAAAAGAATGGGCTTGTGCTAGTTTAGTAAGTAAACAAAACTGGTTAAAACAACAATATTTTAATTGGCCTGTGAAAACTTTTGGAAATATAAAAGAAGGACAGACAAGATTAAAAGAACATGAATTATTCGCAGAGTATTGTAAAATATGGGGAATAATAAGTCCACCGCATTATCATACTTTACAAGGAAGTGGTTGGTGGAGAGTAAGATATAAAATGGCATTAGATGCAGGATGTATTATCTATGGTCATCCTGAAGAAACTAAAGTATTAGGTTTTTATCATAATCCTGAAAATTTAGAAAAATGTAGTAATGACGAATTAATTAAAGTATTTAATAGTCAAGCTGAAATTTTAAAAAATAAATTTTGGTCAAAAGAAAGAACGAAAGAATTTTTTAAATGTTTATTAGAGGAAAAATCTTAATTTTTGATGGACCAGATGGTGTAGGTAAAACTACATTAATTAATTATATAAAAAAGAAATATAATAACTCTTATTATATGCATTTAAGAGTTCATAAAAATATGAAATTGTGGCATACAGCTAGTGCTAGATATGCTATTAGAAAAAAATTAGAAGGAAAATTAGTTTTATTAGATAGACATTGGCCAAGTGAACAATGCTATGCTTATATTTATAGAAATGGACCTAGTTATAATCCTAGGTTTTTATATAATAGATTAAAAGATCAAAAAACTTTTTATGTATGGTGTATTCCTGAAGATATTGAAAGAGTAAAAGAAAATCATAGAATTAATAGAGAATTAAGACATGAAGAATATCATGATATTGATAAAGTAGTAGATTATTATTACTATCATTGGTTTGGTAAACCTGATCGAAATAATTTTTTATCCACGCTATCGCCTCTGCGTAACAGAAAAGATTTTATGAGATATGATATGTTCAAAGATGGATACAAATTAGATGAATTTACAAATAAAATTATGAAAAATTATGCGATACACTTATAAAATTAAAACTAAAGATAAAGAAGAAATGATAGAGGCAATGTCTTTTAAAAAAATGTTACAATCTTTGGTTCTTAAATTTCCTAAAATGAATGTTTTATGTATGTATAAAAATAAAAAAGGAAATAATTTAGCAAAATGGATAGATACTAATAAAATTAAAGTGAAATATTAAATGAAAGAAACTAATATCAGATATAAAAAAATGTTATGGGATATTTATAAACTTCCTGAGTTTATGTGTAAACCTAGAGGATTAAATATAAAAGAAAAAATTAATCACTCTTTTAAAATAGGTATGGAAGACCCTATTATAACGATACCTGAAAGAAAATTATCTTATAGTTTTATGTTTGGTGAAGCAGCATGGATGTTGAGTGGCAGAAATGATGTTGCAAGTGTATCTAAATATGTTGATGGAGTTAAAAGATTTAGTGATGATGGTATAACTTTTTTTGGAGCTTATGGTCCTAAAATTATTACTCAAACATCTTATATAATTAATACTTTAATAAAAGACAATGATAGTAGACAAGCTGTTATAAATATATGGAGAGAGAATCCTAGATCAAGTAAAGATATTCCTTGTACTTTATCTTTACAATTTTTATTAAGAGAAGCAAGTGATGAGTTATGGTTACATACAATTGCTAC